GGTTTTTTCTTGGGTGCTCCTATATCTACCCAATCACCTTTAGGTCCTTTACCAAACCATGCTGTAAGTCCACCTTTAGGCTTAGCCATTATGCACTCCTATATCCACCACCACGTTTTTTATAAGTACGTACTAACCATGCATTAGCATAAGCAGAAGGATATACATCAAACTTTCTTTTTGCTTCTGCTTTTACTCTAGCATATAAAGAAGGATTTGTAGGTTTAGCTCCACCTTTTTTCTTTGTGGTCTTTTTTTTCTTTTTACGAATAGCCATTACTTTGTTCTTCCTCCAGATTTACGTCTTAATGCTCCACCTTTAGACATATACTTTGTCTTTTTCATAGCACCACCTTTAGACATATATTTAGTTTTCTTAGCCATGCCACCACCCATTCGTTTTAGCATACCACCTTTTTTCATATACTTAGTAGTTTTACCACCACCTTTTCTTGGTATAAACATAGGTGTTTTAGATTGTCCACCTACAGTTTTTTTACCTGAACCTTTTTTCATATATTTAGTTTTTTTCATTTTTTCCTCGTGCATAAAGATTGTTAAAAGTAATATCAGGGTCTGTATAACTATCATGTATTTCTGCTGAATGAATATACTGACTTGGTGCAAAATCTGGAGCACCTTCTCCAGTTACCCAAAGAGCAGGATTAGTTACCCTAACTCGATTGTTAGGTAATGCCACGATATTACCTGTCCATTTATCTGCATCTATTAACTGCAGTACGTGACTTTGTTTATGTTGTGCAGGGTCATCACTAATATAACTATCTGTATAATCCACTGTAAACATATATCTTCCTTTATAAAATTCACCACCTATTTTACACATCCAAGGGCTAGAACTTATTCTATCCATTACTATTATGGAGTGTCCTCTTGAAGAACAGTCCCAAGGTTGTGCTAAATGCGTGTCCATTCTTTCTGGCATCTCTTCTAAAACTTCGTCTGCTACTAAACTTGTTATTGGCATTCTTGCCCACATTGCACCTCCATGTATATTTTCTTCTTCATCTATGCCAGTAAAAACTACTTGAAAACTTAAACACCTATCTGGTATTGTATTGACTGCTATCGCTAGTCCATGCAAATATTCTCCATGATAATCTATGTGGTTATGTGTAAATTCTTTTCTTACCCAACATTTAAAATGGGGAATATTACTTATTAAATATGACAGTTAGCACCTCCATCTACGTCTTGCTTGTCTTAATCTTGAGTTAGGGTCTTTTGCTGCTTTAGGAAACTTTTTCATTTGTCCTGCAGACCTTGCACAAAAACTCTTTCTTCTTGCTGCTCTTTTACCTGTTGGTTTTTTTTCAGTAACAGCAGTTTGTAATTTACTTCCAGGATTTTGTCTTCTATATTTTGCTACTCCTGCTTTAGTTAAACCTGCTCCTTGTTTAGTAGGTCTTTTATGACCACCCTTAATGGTCATACCTTTCATGCCTTTACCTTTTATTTTTTTCTTTCTAGGCATTTTCTGTTTTATATTCTTTTGACTCTTCTTTAACTTGTGCTTCTATAGTTCCTTGCACTGCAGGTCCTTTTCTAGCTGCTCCATAACCTTGACCTGTTGGTTTACCTGATGTTCCTTCTGAAGGATAATTAATAATACCAGAACCTGACCTTCCATATACTTTCATTGCTTTCATTATTTTTTCCCTTTCTTTTTATATTTCTTTTTTTTCTTTTTATTTTTTACTTTTGTTATTTGTTGAACTATATTAACTCTACCTATTGTCATTAGTTAGCTCCCTGTATAACTGGATTTGGACCACCTGCAGGACTAGCAGGTACATTCATATCGTCTTGTCTCATTCTTCTTGCTTGATTACGTAAAGCATCTATTGAATTTTTATATTTAGCTTCCCAAGTAGGAAGTTGTTGATAATCTTTTATAAAATACATTGCTTCTACCATACATGCTGCAAATAATGCATTGTAGCAAAATTCACTAAAATAATTAGATGTTGTTACACTTGTACCTGTAGCACTAGCTAAAGCTAAAGGTCTGCGTGTAAATTGTATTTCACCTGATATTGCTGATGCAGGTGTTGGTACAATATAAATTTGTGTATTAGTTTTTCTTGAATAATATCTTGGTGTTCCTGTTGATGCACTAGCAAAAGGAAAATAATCTATTGCATATTCATATGTTCTTTGTAATAAATTAACTTTTGAATTAGCAGGAACTGCTGTAGTTGAAACACTTGTAGTATAATTTACATTTCTTACAACTAATGTATCAGCAGGTAAACTAACTACTGGGTCAGAAGCTGTAAATGAAAAAGTAGAAAAGTTATCTAAACCAGGGTCATCTAGTTCTTTTACTATTCTACCTTCAGCTTTTTCAACAAAATAAGATATATGCTCTTCAAACTCTGTTGAATCATTTTCTATTGTATTAATTATATCAGTTTTAAGAAATGAATAATTAGGCATTTACTATCCTACAAATAAGGTTACACTACCTGCATTAGGAGTAGATACACTTACTGTTGCTTCACATCTAACACCCATGTCACCTATATAAATATCTGCTGTTCCACTAGCAGGAACTTGAAACTTTATTTTATCTCCTGTGCTATCAGCTATGGCAAATGTACCTGCCACAGTAGAATATGCATGAATAGCTACTATTCTTGTAATACCATTTGTTGCAATGATTGCTCCATCTCCACCTGATTTATTTACTGCTGTAATATTTTTAGACATTTATTATCCTTTAAAAATAGGGAGAGTATTTTACTACCCTCCCTAATGATTAGTGATTAAGCACCTTCGTTACCTACGTAACTTCTCCAGTCAGATACTCCAAATGAATATCTTTCTCTGGCTTTGAAACGTAAGTTACCAGTATCAAAATCAGGTTCCATTTTAGTTTGTAAAGGTGTTCTATTAAACATCTTTGTACCATTTGGAACATCAGTTTTAAAGAAATAAGCATTAGTATCAGTGAATCTTCTATTGACAACCATTCCACCAGGAACAACACCCATGCTTCTAATAGCATTAATGTCGTTTACATTGGTAGCATTGTTAACAATAGTAGTTGAATACTCACTGTTTAAAATTTGTGATGCTGTAAACATTAAATCATTTGGTATGTGTAATGATACACATTGAGCACCAATTAAAATGTCTCTATCATCTTTAATCTGTTGAATTTGAATTACTGCTGTTTCTATAGAAGCTTCTGATAAAGCTGCTCCTGTAAACAGATTAGTTTGCGTACCTGCTGATATAGTTGGGTGAGACGCACTAAAAAATGGTTGACCATCACCTATAGCATCAGATGCTGCAGTGCTAAAACCATTATTAAATACTTTAGCAGCTTTCACTTGCTTAGTATTTGCCATAGCTCTAGCTAATCCTTTTGCTCTTAATTTTGCAAAAGTATCATATAGATTATCTTCCATTGCTTCTTCTGTAATAGCAAAAGCTAGTGCTACAGTTTCGTTGTCATAACGAGCTGTAAAACTTTCTTGTGCATCATCAAAAGAAACAGCTTCACCCTCACCTTTTACAGGTGCAGTGCCAAACCCTGTAAATAGAACTTCTTCTTCAAAAGCCCTATCAGAGTTTTCTATTTCATAAAGAGGTGCATGTTCGTCATTTACCTCACCATACTCCGTACCAAAGACTGCATTCAATCCTGGAAGGAGTTCTTTAGCAATACTTGCTCTATTTATAGCCATATTTTATTCTCCTTTAAATTATGCAGTTGATGCAGTTGCAGTGACATATCTGTCTCTGTGTGTGTTTAAAAATACTTCAACGATTGGAAAAGCATCAGAGTCATCATTTTCTTCACCATCTTTTTTCTTACCAATCACTCTTGCTGCTTGTTCTGTTTCTCCACCAGAAGCTGCTAATAAATAATAACTAGAGTTTCCAGTTGTTGTATTACCAGAACTTGCTGTTGAACTAACAGTTACATTATAGTTTTTTTGTACCATTAATTCATTAGCAGATAATGATAAT